GGCTTAACTTTGAGCTTGACGTCACGCGCCTCTTCCTCCAGGCGCATGGCATCAATATCGTCCTTAGCCTTTGTAGTATCGGCACCCACATTGACCTGGAAGTCTGTAGTACGAAGCTCTTCCTTGATTCGCTCAACAGATACCCTGATTGACTCCTGGATGCCACGACCTAGCTTGTCGCCGTACTCCCGGCCAATATTATCTGCATCCGGGAATAGCTGTCGGCGAATCTCACTGTTGAATTCCTTGGCATTCGGAACGACGCCAACTGATACGGAACCAACAAAGATCTCAGCCACGGCCAGTCAGCTCCTTGTACTTGGCTATAGCTTCCTCGTCCGAGAGACCGCGCAGGCGCGGATCAAGCATCTTCAATTCAGCTGCCGAATGCATCTTCTTACGCCGGCCAGATCTAACTCCAGGCCGTTCGAGAGGCTCGGGGAACGGTACCTTCTGCTTTGTCTGGCTCTGTGCATAGACCCAGGTGAGATGTCTCACCTCATCTATCAACACGGCCAGCAACGTCTCGGACGACGACCATGACGCCAGCTTCGGATCACCACGCCGCTCGGATAGCTCGTCCTCCGGCATGCTATTCCGGATTGACGTCATCGTAGCACTTTCCGGCGGAAGATGATCAGCGAACACCATAAACCGGCGCCACGACAATTCAGTTCCGGGCTGGAACAGGTCAACTAGGTTGACCCTGAAATAGCGCTGGAGATCGGCTTCTATCTCCTCCGGGAAGTTCTCGAGGATCCAGAGTGCCTTGGCAATTTTCCCCGGCCAAGCCTAGACGACCGCGCGCATTGAGTGACGATCGCCTCCATTTCGAACAACCGGAGATCGGCATCAGTCCAGACCTTGAGTTCCTTCTCGTTCAGGATTACCTCGCCGGCCCAGGCATCGAAATCGCCACTCATCATCGCACGATATGCAGTCGCAGACCAGTCAGCCGCGTGCATGATGTGGATGACCTTCCCGTCAATCCTGACAGTTGTGGCTTTTCCTACAGCCTCAGCCCTAAGCTGATCCTGCATTTCGTCGAGGTCAATATCAACCTCTTCGGTGTCCTCAGGCTCCGGATCCTCGACTGGCTTGAGAGCAGCCGTATCCTTCTGTGCCATGTCGTGCGCTCCGATCAGGTGAAGTAGTTGGCCACGGTCACGTTGGAGCCGGTGAAGTTGATGTAGCGCTTGGCCACGCCAGTCACCGGACCGCCAGTCTGGTTGATGACACCAGGATAGAACGAGAACGTGAACTGGAGCGCTTCCACGTCAGCCTGCTGGACCTGGTCGTCGCCACGCGCCGTGCACTTGACATTCGGCGCGAAAAGCCGCATCTTCTTGGTACCGTCAATGGCATCGAACACCATTGAGTAACGGTTATCCGCCGGAGGGTCAGGAATGATGTAGCTTGCGATCAGGGTGGCCGTAGCTGGCTTGAGAGGCGACGAGGCAACCGGGAAGACAGGCACGTCGTCGTACAGCGAGCGCACGTAAGGGTTGAGAGCTTCGAGCGCGGTAATCTGGCCGGACTTCATTCCGCCGGTCAGCACCGTACGGATTGACGAAAGGGTACCGGCCGCACCGATGTCCTTGGTGGTCTCGTCATTCTTGAATATGTAGCCGGAGACATCCAGCCATCCGAGGCAGCGCCAGCTGTTGGCCGGCGTGAGGGTGCTGAGATCCTCAAAGCCAACCGGGACTCCGGAGGTTACGATGTTCGGAAGGGCGACATACGCCACTACGTCGCCAGCTGCAAAGGTATTGAGATTGCTCTTGACTTCGGCCGTTGTCATTTCGTCTCCTAACTTACGGCACGAATGTGAATCTCGTACGTTGCTCCATACCTGGTGATCGTCTGATTCGAATCCGGCAGCCAGCGCGGACCGCTAACCGTTGTGGCCCGCTGAATCACCCCATTCGCAGTTTGTGTTCCGGCCAGCGATCGCAAAGCTGCCTGGATAGCTCTCGCTGCCGTACTGGCGTCCGCCTCGCCAGTTGTTGAGAACACGTCGACATCCACAATTGGACGGTCAATTGTTATGTCACGATTCGCGCCACTGATCTTATGGACTCGAACCGCAATCCCGGTGAACTGACCGGGAAGCTTTGATGTGATCCGGTAGCTAGGGAACTTAGGCGCAAACAGGCCAATCAGCTCAACCTCGATATCCGGGAATGAAGACAGCTGTATGCTCATGCCAGCCTGCCTCCCTCGACGGCCGCACGCAGAAGTGTGTGATACGGCTCCGCGCCTGCCGAGCCCCACTCAACGAACTGAGCCTCTGGCGCGTCGTTGGAGACGATAGCCTCCGCCCGGTCATGGGTCGCACCACCATGCGTATGCGACCGTGTGTGGAAGCTAGCCTTGTATCGTCCTCTGTGTGGGTCAGTAGCTGGGCCTACCGGCGCGATCGCCTCAGCGTACGTCCTGATCGCATCAGCTACCCGCTGCATATGGTCCACCATGAATCGGGCATTGAGCATCTCACCGACACCCTGGTGGTCAACTGTATACTTGGCACTCATACCGAAGCCCCTGTGACATACCGGCCCTGTACCTGGACGAATGACACGATTCCGGTCCACGGCGACTTCGACTGATTCGGAGGACCCTGAACCTCATACTTACTGCCATCCGGCAGGATGTAGGCATCTAGCGCTGTTATGTTCGTGCCATCCGGGAACCAGACTGTTGTAATGTCAGTTATCTCTTCGGTGCCAGACCATTCCTCGGAACCACCCGTGGGTGCGAATGCACAACTAGGAATCGTCTCCTGTGTTTCTGTAAAGACGTCATTGCCACGCGCATCCGTGCCAGACTTTGTCCGGTGCACAATAATCACCGGCTGACCATACGGCAGTGTCGGAGGCATTATGGCCTCGCCATCTGAATCGTGCCAGTCTTTCCAGCCTTGTAGTCGTCCAGCGCGGTAAGGTCAGCGTCCTTCAGTGCAGCAGAAATACCACCGCCGGTGCGCTGCAACCGATAGCTATAGGAGCCGACTGTCTCACCGATGACTCCACCGGCCTGAGTGGGCATGGTGAGCATGGCGATTGTTGCAGTAGCCAGAACCGAAATGACCTCGTCCGGAACTTCAGGGAATCCGTGGTCCACATTGACTCGGAACGTCTCGCTATACCAGCCAACGTCGTACCAAGCCTCCGGAAGATTGATGATGCCGGAACCCATGGGATCCGGGATAGTGATCTTGTCAATGCCATCAAATGTGTACCAGGAAACTCCGATGTTAGGAATCCCCGGATACCCACTCAGCCACGTCACCGAATTGATAGCCTGCACCGGACGGTACGGAATGGTGATCTCTCCGCCCCCAGCCCGGATATCGATGATGTCGCCGGGATGACTCAGAAAGTCCTTGCGGCAATAGCGCCGGATAAATGCACTGCCATCAGCCAACAGTGCATCTATCCGGGCATTCTCCAGTGGGTTCAGCGCACGCCCAAGCCGGGCAGTTACGTCAGCTGATGTCGCCAGCGGTGGGAGAGGCACTTCGCCGAACCTCCTCGTTGTTACTTCTTGGCGGTACCGGACCCGGACGACTTCTCCACTGCTGCCGGGCTGGCACCCTTGTCCTTCAGGAACGCCTCATACGCGGCAGCCTGCGCCGTGAGCGCTGCGTGACGCTGTTGGACGTCGGCCACGGCCTGGTCCTCCGGAACACCTTCCATCTCGGATGGATCGAATGGCGTGTACGCGCCTGCCGTCGAGTAGGACGTCATCTGCGTCAGTGCCTGCGCCGTAGTCGGAGCCGTGGCAGTCGTCGGCAGTATCGCACCGAACGGCCACCGAGCCGTGATGCCCGTAGCCGGGTTGAGGATGGTGACCGGGTTGACGGTTGCGTACGCCAGTCGCATGACCATCCGCATGGCCACGGCATCCTGCTGCATCAGGTTCAGGATGACCTTGCCGGAGTCGTTGCTCACGACACCTTCCGTGAACATCTTGAAGCTGATGTCCTGACGGACACCGATCATGGCCTTGGAGAAGTCGCCCATGAGCAGTTCCGCGCCAGACGCGGTAGCGTTCCAGGAGCCGTTGTCGATCTCGGAGCACGGATATCCATAAAGGCGACCCGGCGCACCACCATCGCCACCCTGGAGATCCGGCTCGTAAATCGGCACACCCTGCGCGGAACGAAGACCCACCAGCTTCCAGGAAAGGCCAGGCATTGCTGCGAATCCGCGCACCGGATATCCAGTCCCCACCAGCCTCTGGGCCAGCGTGCTGACGTCCAATGCGTAGTCCACGGCCGTGCCGGCCTTCTGGACCTGAAGGGTCTTCTTGGCACCAAGGAATACCGACTCACCCCAGGTGCTGGGCTTGTTGGTACCCCAGAGCACAGCCTGGTCGATCAGCGATCCGGCCGACTCAACCATACGCGGCTGTACCTGCGACCAGATCGGCATGTCAGCGTCATCCAGGTACGCCTGGGGAATGGGCACGATAGTGGCAAGTTCCTCCACCACCAGCACCACATTCTTCCAGGCCTGGTACGTAGTCTGCTTCATCCCGGTGTCGCCGGACACCCAGTAGGAAATCGGCAGAACGTCCAGCACCGGAATGCGCTGTGTCTTGGAAGAAAGGGTCGTCCTCTGCATCAGCGTCAATGCCGCAGACGACCTAGGAAGCTCCTCGATGATCGAGGTAGCCAGGGGCTCCGGCACCAGGGCATCGGCCTGGCCGGAGGTCCGGGCGATAATCCCGGAATAGGAACCACCCATTTACGTCACACTTTCCGCGCGACGCCTTTTCCGCCGCGCTAGTCAGAACCTTGTTCGAGCATGGACCGGAACACTTCCTCCTGCGTCCGTGGGGCACCACCCTGAGACGGTATGCCACCTGCGCGCATGGACTCGATCGGGCGACCAGCCTGTCGGCTTAGCTCTGCGGCTCCATAGGCCGTGGGTGCTGAGCCTGGCGCTCCGCCATTCTGCCCATCCCATGAAAGGCCCATTGCCTCAACGGTCCTCTTGGCGATTTCCGTTGCCCTTTCATTGATCACACGCGATAGGACTTCTGCCCGTTCGGAGATCTCCTCCTCCGTGCCGGCACCGAGGAAATCAATTGCATCAACCGGCAGGTCCATCATCGCAGCCGCCATCATTCGGTGGTGATTTGACTCACTCTCCGCTGCGCGGCGTTCGGCCTCATTTGCCCTTTCCTGGGCCAGCTGAAGCTCTGTCTTGTCCTTGTCCTGGATCCTCTTCAGATCCCTGGCAGCTGTCGAGTTTTCCCGAGCATTCTTTTCGTGCTTCCTGGCAAGAGCCTTCCACTTATCAGCTTCGGCCTGCCAGTCGACAGCTTCCCCTGCGTCACCCTCCGGCGTGCCGCCATCGGATGAGGCATCCTGAACGAGCAGGTCATCGCCTGTCGGCTCCCCGGCGTCGCCCCCGGCCTGGCCCGTGTCGGGCTGGGCCCCAGATGCATCTACGGTCATTTCTACGGCTCCTTGCGAATCCGATAGCACGAATCCTAGCTGATCGTGCCTAATTGGGAAAGTCTAGCGGTGAATATGCCTGGTCGAGCCTCCTTCGCCTTTTGCGTGCTCAAGGGAATGATGTCTAGGATCCCGGCCCGAATGCATTCGTCGCATATGGGCTAGGAATTCCTCTGGCGTCATTCGCCACGTATTCGGCAAGACAGTCATTCCGGATCGAGTCGTATACGGTCTGCTTTCCTCGACATCCGCTGCCATCCGTGCCAGCTCAGGCGCAAACGGATCGAATGGCTCATGGCCCTCCGCCACCGGATCATCATAACCCAGCCAGACCTGGGCGTCCACATGAATCGTATCGGCACCCTGGCCAGCGTCACTCAGGGATATCACTTGCGAAAGAGAAAGCGTATCTACACCAACACCCGTATCAGTCAAGGTGACGGTGTTCGTATTATCAGGTAGAGCCACAAGGCTGTCGGTCCCGCTCCCAGCATCAGATAGGGAAATGATAGAAACAGGCCATGCCTGCAATGTATCAGAACCCTGCCCGGAGTCGGCCAGGCTGACCGATACTGCAACGAGGATTGAATCATTGCCCTGGCCTTGCTCGAGCAGGCGGACATATTGGACAACGCCGTCAATACCCTCCCCCATATCAGTTAGATAGACAATCGCTGTAGTGACAAGTGAGTCAATACCGGTACCGGAATCAGTCAGCGTCTTAGGAGTCACCCCGGTAACGACGTTGATGGTATCCGTACCCACGCCAGAGTCAGCCAGCAAGGCCGTTATGGCAGCGACAATAGCGTCCGAGCCAGTACCCGTATCAGTTAGTCCAATCGCAGCCGATACGGCAATCGATTCAATCGCGGTGCCATTATCAGTCAACGTTAGCGAGATTGAGTTCACAAGCGAGTCAGAGCCAACACCCGTATCGCTAAGTGGAACCGTGGCGTTCACGATCAGGACGTCAGCGCCGGTACCCGTGTCAGTCAAAGTCTTGGTGATTCCGGAAGTTGTCTGAATAGAATCAGTACCGATACCAGAGTCATTTAGGGCAGCAGTAACAGCTACAACGATAGCGTCCGCACCAGTTCCAGGATCCGTAATAG